TTTTATCCTTAACTCATACTAATAATTGCATTAGCAGGTGTAGCAGGATCAGGGAACGTAACAGTAAAAGTACCGTTTGTTGCTGTCTTGTTACCACCAAAATCTAAAACTACCACTAGTCTATTTGCTGTACCATCAACTGTATCTGTATTGTAAATTGCTGCAAAAGCTGCAGTGAAAGATGCACTACTGTAAGTTACATTATCAAAGTCAACTGAAGCAACTGCTGTAGAAGAAGCCACTCCAAGTCTTGTTAATGTTTTTACAGAGTAGTTTGTTCCACCTGTTGTATCTACTTCACCATTACCAGTTCCAGCTAAATATACTGTTGATGATGTTGAATAAGGGTTAGTTGTGTACAGAGAAAATTT